TCCGCGGTCCAGCTCCCCGATGTACGGCACCCCGTTCGAGACGTAGATGTCGCCCGATCCGAGCCGCCACGACGCGATCACCGGCCGCCCCTGGGAGAAAGCCTGATCCGCGGCCTGCCTCCCTCGCGCGCTGACGCTGTCCCCACCCGGTGGCTCGTTGTCCGTGAGCACGGGGGACCCGAAGCTCACGAACCAGTTGCTCCGAGCCCGCCCGGTATCCACGGGGGTCGTGACGACCACCGTCTGGTGGACCGCCAGCGCCACCGATCGCATGAGTTGAGTCGCCCGCGTAATGAACTCCGCGGAGATGAAGTTCATCCGATTAGCGAGTTCCCCGAACGATCGGTGCGTCGGCACGTCACTTCTTCTTGCTGTTCTGCTCGGCCACGTAGTCGATGAACTCGCTGTCCATCTCCCTGACGTAGAAGAGCAGGTCATCCATCTCTTCGTAGTCCAGCTCGTGCATCTGACCCCACTCGATGATCGCGGACCAAGGAATGGGTTGAACCGACCACCCCGACGGCCGGCACGTCGTCAGGTCCCAGAAGGCGCTGAAGAACAGCTCCAGCCCCAGCTCCAGCTCAGGCGCGTTGGCGATCGACTCCGGGAGCGGCACATTGTGCGCGTAGCAGTTCCGGATGATCGTCCGCTCTTTGGGGCCCTTCGTCAGCTGGTAACGAAGGACCGCCCTCAGTTTCCCGCGGCCTCCTCCCGCAGCGAGGCCCGGTAGAGCGTCGCTTTGTGTGCGTCCTCCCGGATCGCCTGGAACAGGTCGTCCAGCTCCCGGAAGAGCCACAGGCACTTCTCTTTGCTGTACGGGACCTCGTTGCCCTCAGCGTCGGTGATACCCTTCCAGTCGAGCACGATGGTCTCGGCGAACGCCTGCTTCATCAGGTCAAACGCCTTGTCCGAATCGATCGCCTCGGCCTCCAGGGCCCGACGGTGCGGCTTGGTGATACGGGCCAGGGCCTTCTCGTACGCCTTGTTGGCCCCACCCGCGCGGGCCACCAGGAACTCCCCGGCGTCGCCGTAGTCGAGCCACAGGCCGTTTCGCTCGCGATCCACGTCGCTCTTGAAGGCTGCGAACGTTCCGCTCATTCTTCTCCTACCTCAGCGGGGGCTGGGTAACAGGGGCACGAATTGTCCCTTACGCGTCCGCCGCGTTCGGGAGGTAGTCCCAGAAGACCCAGAGGAGCGTGTGGTCGAGCGTCGGATGCACCTTGGCGCCCGTTGCCGCCTGGATCTCCAGCGGGATCTTGATGGACTGGTCCTTCTCGACGTTCAGCTTGCCGTCCCCCAGGGACAAGAGCGGAATGTCGAAGCTGATGCCGGAATTGGCCTTCACGAAGTGCGCTTCGACCGTGATGTCCGCATTGTCGATCACGGACTGCATGGCCGCCGTCTCGACGAAGTACGCCTCGATGCTCCCACCCACCGTGAAGTTGCCCACGGCGATGTCGAGGGCCCCGAGAACGCCCAGGGCGGGCTCCGCCGAGGCGTTGTTGGAGATGGTCAGCGTCAGATCCGTAGCGAACGCGAAGAGCGCAGCCGGGTTCGACACTCCGCCAGCCGTCGACAGCTTGATGCGGCTGATGTCCGACGACGTGTTGAACGCATCCGCTTCGGCGAGCGTGGGCGCCCCGCCCGAGGACACGGCCGACTTGATGTTGGGGGCCGCCGCGGCCGCCAGAGTCTCGTAGCCGGCGGCCAGGAATCCCAGGTCCACGGTGACCTTGTCGGCGCTGGCCACGTTCAGCGTGAACTCGTTGCCCACCGCACCCGTCAGGTACTCGGCCTGCAGCTCGGTGGTCGCCGCGTCGTCCGGGTAGCTCAGGCTGCGCTCCAGCTGGTAGGTCCGCCGGATCTGGTTGGCCGGAATCGCCTCGTTCTTCAGGACGCGCCCGAAAAAGATGCGGATGGTCTCGCTGCCGCCGCCCGCCTCATCCACCATCGTGAGGGACGTCTTGTCCAGCTCGATGGAGTCGTTGGAGAGCGTGGTCGTCACGATACCACGCACGCGAACAAACTGAGCCGTGTTGCCAACAGAGTCGAACGCCTCGTCCGCAGCATCACCGCCGAGGAACGCCAGCTCACCGGGCACGAGGCCGAGCGTGGTCATGTCGAATCCCGCGGTCGAGACGAGGCGCGGGAGCGAGCCCGTCGATACGTCGACCGAGAGGTCATCCGTCGCGAACTGGTGCCCGACCTTGTAGAGCTTCGCACCTTCGACGCCCAAGGCGTACGCGGCCGGCGAGGCATCATCGACCAGCGTCGGGCCCACGACCGTGATCGTGGTCGCCGTCTGCGCGGAGACCTCCATCAGGACGTTGTTGGCCGAGTCGTCGAAGCCGGAACCCTTCAGCAGGTCGCCGACCACGAACGTGTGCGCCGTGACGGTGAAGACGTTGCTGGTCAGGTCCGTAATCGGGGTGCCCGCCGCGTTGTTCGCGACGTTGTCCTTCTCGCGGAAGCTCGCGAACATGAAGCCCTGCAGCAGCCGCTGGAGATTGACCTGGGTCAGGTCGTTGTTCCAGCCGCCGGCCGCCTCCAGGTTCGTCACCACGCCCTTGCGGTTCTGGCGGTCGGCGTTGATGGGATTCCGAGCGACGAGCTGCACTTCGCCCCCGAAATCGTTGTACGTGTTCGGATCGAGGCCGTACCAGACCTCGTCCCCGGACACGGTCTTCAGGGTGTCCTCCTCGGCGAACCGGAGGCCCGTCGAGTTGGAGCTGATCTTGTTCAGGAGCGCCATGACGTTTTCCTTCTCCTCGCGTGGCTAGACGATCTCGTCGTACTCGAAGTCCACCAGGACATCCATTCGGAACCAGACGCCGTCGCGCCCGATCTCCTGGTGCCGCACGTTCCGGAACGTGGCCCCTCCGGCCGTCCTCTGGCCGCGAAAGGCGTTCTTGACGATCTTAGCAAGTCTGTCGGCTTGTCGCAAGCCTTGAGCAGGGGCCACGTAGATTTCGCACTGGAGGAACCCCTCAGAGGTCTCCTTGTGGGCCCCTAGGCCCCCGGCGAGGGTCGTCGCCCCTCCGGTGGCGTGGAACAGCGATACCCGGGCCCAGGGGGTGGGGGACCCCGCCTCGCCGGTCTCCTGGGCGTCTGGGGGTTGCTGCCCGTCGTTCAGATAGACCACGGCGATCCCGGCCGATTCCAGGCCGGCATCCCACGCGGTCTTGAAGAGGTCCAGGATTTCGTCCCGGGCCTGCTCCTGGTCGGCCATCGCCATTACAGCTCCACCTCCAGCATCCAGGCGATCACCACGTCCCCCGGCGCGATCTTCAGGCGCCGGATGATCTTCCGGGGCTTGCTCCCGTCGTTGACGACGTCGTAGGTCGACAGATCCACGCCGGAACCCAGGGAATCCTGGGCGATCATCACCGTGCCCACGTTCTTCCGGTGCACCATCGTGCCCGCGGAATCGAAGGTCGTGTCATCGAAGAACGCCGCGATGACCGTCGTCTCGGTAGGGCTCGTGGCCACCACCCCATCCCAGGGCTTGGTCGCGTCCGCCAACGTGGCCGAGACCTTCACCAGCGTCACGGATCGCCCGTTCTTCTCGATGAGCCGCTTGGCCGTCGCCGCCAGCCGAATGTGGGTCGCGTTCGCCATGCGCTAGGCCCTCAGTAGCTCGCGCCCGCCGATCACCAGGAAGCGCAGGATCTTGTCGACCCGCGGATACTTCCTGAAGTTCGTGGGGGCCCCGGCCTGTGAGTACCGGGTGCTCGTTTCGATCGGACCCACTCGCTCGGCCAGGGCCTCCACGAAGCGACCGGAGTCGTCGTACTCCGGGTTCGGCGCCAGGGCCGAGCCGTCCGCGGCCTGCAACGCAAGCTCGGCGCACGCCTTCTGGACCTCGATCGGTACCTCCAGGGCGGAGCGATCGTCGTCGGTGTAGCGCGCGTCCACCCGAGGCCACTCCAGGGCCTGCGATGTCAGCTTGCGGATCCCAACGAACCGATACCGGCCCCCGTCGATGTAGTCCGTGGCCCGGATGATGGCCGCTTCCTTTTCGGACGTGCCAAGATCGAACCACGCCGCATGCGTAGCGATCGCATCGCCGCCACGATCGTTGGCGTAGTCGTCGACGAAGTCGGCATCGACGTAGGCGTTCGAGTTCGCGAGCCCAGTTCCATCTTCTTTCACGAACGCCATTGCTATGCCCCCTTCGCGATGTCTTGCTTCACGATCCACTTGCCGTACATGAGGGTTCGGCGATCCGAACTGGTGTCCGTCATCTCGATCTCGTAGTAGTATTGGCCAGGAATCAAGTTCGCCTCCGAGTCCGACAGGGCGAACTCGACCTTGTTCAAGGGCGCGTCCGTGATCGTCCCGGCTCGCTCGAACACGTTCGTGACGCTGGACACGGAGCCCCCCGGCTCCTTCTCAGTGTCCACGGCCAACTTGAACGTGTACCCAGCGATTCCGGCAGGGATCAAGGGATCCGTGGTTCCCGCCTGCAGGAGCTGAATTGCCAGGGGCCACGTGTCCCCGCGGCGCCGCTGCAGATCGCAGTTGACGGGAATCCCGGGATCATTCGTTGCCATTTCCTTTTACTCCCCTTCCAGAATGAACTGCGTGGTGAGGATCGACACGTCCACCTCGGGCGTCAACAGGGACACCTCGACAGGTTCGTTGTCCACCTCAACCGTGATCTCCGTCACCACCCGGTTGATCGTGACCCCGCCACCGCCACCAGGACCCTGGCCGAAGCCTTGAATCACTACGCTCACGAGAGTGCGTCCCTTCGGTGGATGGCCGCCGTCCCATCGTAGTCAGTAGCCCCGGACGCATCCAGGTACAACTGCGCCGTCAGCAGCGGGGTCGTACCATCGTCATCGTACAGGGTCGCGACTCCGGTCACGGTGCTAATCTCGAAGCGGTTCTTCAGCAGCTTCTGGATCAGGACCACGCGCGGCTGCGCGTCCGCGGTATCCGCCAGGATGTCCGACACCGCCTGCCCAAGGGAACCGGGTGTAGTGTGCCCGGACAGCAGTTCGTCCAGAACCGCGTCCACCACCGCAGCACGTTCGGTTCCGGTGAGCGCCATCGCGTCCCCAGCGACGGCCCTGGAGGACACCGCCACATCCAGGTTCGACGCGACCACTGCGTCGATGTCGTCGATCAGGTTCTGGTTCTCCCCGGTAGAGCCGCCAGCCACGTGACCCACGAGCGGCTCGTCCCAGACACCATCTGCGATCTCACCGACCGCGTCCGCCGCCAGGGCAGCCGCATCCACGGCTCCAGCAACCAAGTCCATCGCGTCCCCTGGCGCAGAACGCGTGCTCGTCGCGACGTCGACGCGCCCCTCGATCGTGTCCAGATGCTCGTCGACCGACCCCGCGGCAGGGGTGCCGGCGGTCGGCGCGAGCTTCATGGCATCCCGCACCTCCTGCGCCGTCAGATCGTTGATCACCGCCGTGATCGCGTCCCGGATCTCCGTCACTGCGTCGGCGGCCAACTCGGCTGCTCCGATCGCGTCGGTGGCCAGCACGGCGCTCGTGATGGCGTCGGCGGCGAACTTCGCCGCGGTGATCGCTCCGTCTACCAGATTCATCTGGTCACCCGGAACCGCAAAACCGGTAGCCGTGTCCCACGCAGCATCGCCGCGATCCCTGATCGCCTCCAGGGAGTCGTCCGCTTGGTTGAAGGTCTGACTCCCGTTCTTGTTCAGGATTCGATCCAGAAACGAGCTGATGACGGGATTGGACCCCGCGGCTACAGCCACCAGCTCGTCCAGGCGGTACGTCTCCAGGGCCTGCTCTGCTTCGGTCTGAATGCTGGCGAGGCTGAGGGTGTCCGGCAGGCGGTCCCCGATGACAGCCGCAGCCACCTCGTAGACCCGAATCTCCTCCGCCGGGACCGACGACTCAACGATGGTGACGGTCCACGTTCCAGCTGCGTCCGGAGTGAACGACGCCTGATAGACGCCCGTGATGGGCTCCGTGACGGAGGGTGTGGTGAATGAGACGTCCGCCTCGTCGTAGACGGTCACCGTGGTGGTTCCGGCGAGTCCAGTCTGCAGCTCGCCCGCCACGCGCACTCGCCACCGGACGACGATCGCCTCGCCGGTCTTGTAGACGATACGGTCTCCGAGCTTGGCCACGCTACACCGCCTCCATTAGAACGCCGTCGGTCTGGTCCGACTCGGCGTCTCCGAAACCAATGGTCACCGCCGGCTCGTACTGTACATCAATCTGCCGCAGGGCACCACTGCTCATCTGATCCATTCCCGCGGTGAAGCTGGCCGTGATCTCCAGGACGTCCTGGCCGTTGCCAGCGCACGCCAGCGCTCGCAGGTTCGCAGTGTTGAGGGTAGCTGGGGACGACCACGTCGAACCGCCATCGGTAGAATGGCGGAACGTGTACGAGATGGCGCCCACCTCCTGCGAGGAGGCGCCGGCCTGCTCGTCGTCGATCGTCACGCCGCGGAAGAAGGCCACGCCCTCCGCGGGCTGGAGGAGCGGCAGGACGATCGACCCCGACGCGGGCACGAGCCCCTGGAAGTCCGCGGGGGTGTTCCCGTACCGGATGTTGCACGCCATCCAGTCCCAGAAGCCCTCCTCCGCGGCGGAGTCCGCGCGGTGGCGGATCCCGAACCCGTTCACGTCGCCCGGGGTCGTGCCGACCTCCTCGTGGACCATGTCGCCGTCGATGTAGAAGCGCACGGTGCAGGTGGTGAGACCGACGTCGCGCGTCACGCTGATCGCCAGCTCGTGGAGCCCCTGCGAGCGGGCGACCCCGGTGTCCACCGTCCCGGAGTCAGTCCGCACCACGTAGTTGCCGGACGAGTCCGAGACGTTCACGCCGAGGGCGAACTCCAGGGTGGCGCCGTTGAAGAACGTGAGCCGCTGCTGCATCGTCGAGGTGGTGTCCCCGGAGTCGTAGAAGTCCGCGCGCCCCCACCGCATCTGGCCGGCGGCGCTAACGCCGCCGTGGTTCACGACGTCCGCGCGCGAGGACGTCACGCCGCCGGAGTTCGACGTCTTGACGTTCTCCACGCCGATCGTGACGTGCGCGGTATCATCCCCCACAAGGTTCCCTACTACGAGGTAGTCCCGAGCGCGCCCGTCCCCGTGCTCCTTCCAGATGCAGGGGTGCAGGCGCAGACGAAGCTCGCCCGCCGTCGGGTTCGGCCGCGAGCCGACGGGCGAGAAGATAGGCTGCGGCGAGACGTCGGGGGCGTCGCTCTCTCGCAGCGCGTAGCCCGCAACGTTCTCAAAGGCCCAGCGAGCCTCCCCGGGCGCAGGGAACTGGGGATCCGCCTCGGCGGCGTCGGCCCAGACGAGGCCGGACGACGTCCCGGTGTTAGAGGCGCCCTCGTCGGCGACGACGTTGCCCGAGCCGGCGCCGAGGAAGTAGGCCGAGGACTTGGCAGTGTCCACGCCTGAGTTCAGCGACAGCTCCTCGAACGAGTCCAGCATCCCGTCCGGGGCGTCGATCTCCCCACCCGTGATCGTGAGGCCGCGGTCCACCTCCCACCGCCACTGGATGATGTCCATGATGGCGCGCTCGTGGTCGACGAGCCCCAGGAAGTTGTCGATCGGGGAACCCCCCCACCGCATGATCGGGTCGCCAGAGGCGTTGATGTCGTGGATCTGCCCCGTCTGACTGGCCTGATAAACGCTCGCACCGTCGATGAACACGGCGAAGTAGGTCTTCGCGTCCCCGCTGTTGTACTTCATCGCCATCTGGATCTGGTAGACCGCCCCGAGCCGGAGGGGCACCCCCGTCGCCGGACCCGCGAACGACTCGATCGTCGGCCCCGAGCTGACAGGCCACTGGAACCCCAGGCAGTACTCGTCGCCGGTGACCTGCCGCCCGCCGCCTACGGTGTCTGCGAACTGGTCCGCGTACAGGAACGCCCCGATGGCTTGGTCGGTGGAGTTGTCGCGGGCCTGCCAAATGAGGGCGTTGGAGACGGGCCACTCCAGGACGCGCATGAACCACGTGACGAGGAGGTCCCCCGTCGCGTTCACGGCGTTGGGTGCCTGGAAGTTCGCGAAGCTGTTCGCGGCGCCGTCGAACTGGAGGTAGCTGGGGGTCTTGGCGGCCACGAAACGTCTCCCCGATCAGAAGAGGGGCCCCGCGGGGCCCCCCTCAGATCAGCAGTGTAGGAACCCTACTTGCTGGGACGCGGCTCGGGATCCGACTGGGGCGCGACGGCCTTGGGACGAATCTCCACCGCGTTGCTCGTCACCACCGGCGGACCCGACAGGATCTGGTCGGCCCACACGCCGACCCGCATCCAGCAGTGCGCGCGCGCGACGATGACCGGGTAGTCCCAGCTCGGATTCTGCGCCGAGAACTGTACAGGAGCCGCCTCGATGGCGCCGCCGCTGCCAGGACCTCCGGCCGTAACCCAGGGGGCGCCCTCAGCCTCGCTGGAGAACTGCACTCCAGCGACCTCCTCGGTCACGCCCTGCAGCTGTTGCTCGACGTGCGCGCTGAACGGCTGCAGCTTGACGATCATCGGCGGCACGCTCATCTGCATCTCACCGCCGACCACCGCTGCCGCCGAAGCCGCAGGCTTGCTGGGATCCACCCAACCGGCCGCCTCCATCGCGCTCACCTGCTTGTCGTCCGCGAAGCACTCGGCCCCACTCGCGGCGTGCACCATCCGGATGCGACCCATGACCGGGTCACGGCCCTTGATCGCTCGGTACACCGGCACCTCGCCCTTGGGAACCGGCTGCTTCTTGGAGACCTTCCATCCAGCCTTCGTCATGGCCTCGATCTGCCTCGGATCCGCGAAGCACGACTGGCCTTCGCGCTCCATCCGCACCACCGAGCCCATGTTCATCTGCCTACCGGCCTGCCGAGCTACGCGCGGCTCCTCCACCGGCTTCTCGAAGAGCGAGTACCCGCGCTTCTTGAACGCCGCGACCTGCGCGTCGTTCACCCGGATCTCCTCGCCCTTGCCGTTCTTCATCCAGCGACAGTTCTGCATGTTCGCCTCCCCGCTGTGCCCGCCCCCGGCGAACCGGGGGCGGGACAGGGACTACGGGATGTCCTTGACGATCTGGGCGCCGAGGCGACCATCGACCATCTTCGCACCGACCAGGATGTCGAGCGACAGGACGTCAGACTTCAGGTCGCGATCGTAGTCGAACGTCGCGCGGATGGAGAGACCGGTCACCGGGTCCTGGATGTAGGACGACGGAGCCGCCTCGGGGGTATCCAGCGGCACCGCCACGAACGCAAACGCGTTCGGGTGGAACGCCGCGCCGTGGTTCTGCCGCGTGTTGCTACCACCGTCGTACACGGTGATCGCCACGCCGTCACCCACCGCCTCACGGAGAGGCTCACGGATGACGAGCGTACCCGCGTTGGCCACGGAGGTGACGTTCGCGTCGACCACGGCGTTGCCGTAGCCGGCGATCGTGATGATGTCCCCGGCCAGGAACGTTCCCGCCGCCAGCGACGCGCCGTCGTAGGCGATGCTGGTCGCACCGGCCGCCAGGGCACCGTTGGTGACCGCGGACACTTCGGTGCCCGAGGTGTGGGTGGTCGAATCGACGTTCTGCGCCATGAAGGACATGAGGCCCATCAGGGAACCCAGCTCGGCCTCGCGCAGGGCGGAGGTCGCACCGGACTCGTTGACCTTCACGAACTCGCCGACGCCGAGCAGGGTCTGCTCGTACTCGGTCGAGACGATCTGGAACCGGGGGCTCATCGGGACCTTCAGGTCGTTCAGGGTCTTGCGGACCTGGGCCAGGGTCGTCAGGGAGTTCGGCAGAGCCGCCGGAGCCGCCTCGGACGGACCGGCAACCGCCGGCAGGTCCTTCAGCTTCTCCAGGGCGTACGCGTCGATGCGTTCGCCCATCTCGACCATGCGCGGAGCCAGCACCTGCTGCGAGAAGGAGACGAGATCCAGCGTCCGCTCCCGGTCGGTGATCTTCACCGTCGCGTCGAAGTGCTTCTCCAGGGTGAGCGGAATGCTCGACTCGACGATGTCGCGGATGGTCACGGTGGAACCGTTGTACTCGTCCACGACGCCCGCACCGCGCCGACGGATGCGAATGGTGTCGCCGACCTTTGCGCCGGCGTTCAGATCGGTCTCGTAGTCACGGCTGAACAGCCGAGCGGCCACCAGCTGGGACTGCAGGAGCATCAGCGCCTCGCGGGCGACGATGTCCGGGTTCAGAAAGGCGTTCGCCATTTGGATCGTTCTCCTGCCCCGATGTCAGGGGCAACGTTGCGAGGAGGAGTCTCTAGCCCGGGATTCCCTTGGGCCGGCTCATCCCCTTCTCTTCGCGCCACTTCGCGTAATCTGCCCAGCTCATCTTGGACGGGTCAGGCTCGCCGGCGCCATTGCCATGCGCGCCCTGGGCGCCGGAACCCTTCGAGGGCGGGAACCAGTGCCGCGCCGACTCCTTCTGGCTCTCCAGCCATTCGTCGACGGACATCGGATTCTTACCGTCCTTCCCGAGGACCGCGCCATCCTTCTCGTCCCTGATGACCAGGGCGTCACGCTCCTGATCGAAGCTGAACACGCCACGCGCGCGGAGAATCACGTCGGACACCGCGGAGTCGATCACGCCCATCTTGCCGGAAGCCGCACGAACCGCGGTCTCCAGCATCAGGTCGGTGCGAGCCTTCTCGGCAGCTCCTCGGCCCTTCTTCTCGGCCTCCAGCTGCTCCATGAGACTCTCCACCTGCTGCTGGTGCTCGGAGCGCATCCGGCCGGTCCGCTTCTCGAACCACTCCTCGTGCTTCCCCTCGGTCAGCAGCTTGCCGATCTCGTCCTTCTCCAGCCGGGTCTTCAGCTCCTGCAGAGCCTTGATCCCGTCCGAACCTCCCGCCGCCTCGATGACCGCCTCGATCGCCACCAGCTTCTCCTTCAGCTGGCGCTTCTCGGCGAGCACCTCGTCACGGTTGGTCCGGAGTCCCGCGTACTCCTGCTCCAGCTCCTTGCGGATCTGGGCGCGCTCCTCTTCCACGCTCTTCCTGCCACCGCCACCGCCACCCCCCTGGGGGTCATCCTCGAAGAACGGGGCATTCTCGTTCAGCTTGCGCAACATCGTCCGTGCTCCTTGCATCTGGGCGAAGCGATCCGCTCGGCGGATCTACGTTAACCTTGCCTCACAAACCAGCGGCGCGAAACGCTTCTGCGTCGCGAACGCGAAGTTCGGCAAGAGTGTACCGACGTCCAGTATGATCGACGAATCTATCCAATGTCAAGCCCCCCGTTCGGAAAAGTTTCCCACGGGTTGGGCCGAGGAGGTCGTCCTGGAACACGGCCGACTTCGTCCGCAGCCAGTCCTCGAAGCGCACCTCCGCCGAGACCTGCCCGATGTTGGCGTCCGCCCAGGCGCGGCGAGCTTGGGCCACGCTGATCCCGTCCTCGCGGGCCTGACGCCGGAAGTCGATCTCACGCCGGCGCCGGTTGCGGGTGTCCGTCACGAAGGGCCGCTCTCCGACGATCTCCTGGCCCCCGAGAACGGCGATCGTGACGGATCGGCAGTTGACGTGCGCCGGGGGCCGCGCGCCAGGGGGGTCGAGTCGCAGGGCCCCCTCCGGCAGCTCGTGCCCAGGGAGGGGGTCGATCCGGCCGTCCCGGTCCTGACAAATCGGCGTAGTCCGCCCGTCCAGCACCGAGACCCACTTCACCCCGGTCACGATGTCCACGTTGGCCTGCCACACCTCCTCATGCGTGGCCGCCGCGAAGTGCGTAACTGCCGTCCGCACAACGCTTTCCGCCTGCCGGCGGGTCAAGCCAAGGGCCCCGTCGGAGAACCGGGCCGCTCGGGTACCCCGCACGCGGGCCACGATGTCGTCGACGGTCTCCCCGTTGACCCAGCCTTGGCGCAGGCTCCGCAGGAGGCGATCCTGATCCGCGGCCTCCAGGTCAGCGAACCAGTCCCCCATCAGGCGCCCCTGGAAGGGCATCCCCTCGGTGGCCGTCCGGAGGCGCCGGACGGTCGGGGCCACGACCTCGATCTCCGCGAGCGCGATGGACCGCTTCAGGGCCGACGCGCTGAAGGCCGCCTCGTCCTCGGCGAACTCCCGCAGCTCCCGCCGCACCTGCTCGCGGTACGCGGCCCAGGTCTCGGCGCGCTGGTCCCGGATCGTCTTGAGCGCCGCGTCCAGTTGTCGCAGCTGGGCTCGCGTGGCGGTGCGCCCCCCAGGGGGCGCGTCCTCCATCACCTCCCGGATAAGCGCGAGCAGGTTCCTCTCAGCCTCGTCGAGCACCTGCTGCGCCCGCGAGACCATGCCGGCCTTCAGACGCTCGATGCCCACCGCGTGGGTGACGAGGATGTCCTGCAACCGGTCATTCGCCGTCGCCATCGTCTTCGTCTTCGTCCGGCGGGACCGCGTCGCGGTTGTCCAGGTTCGGGACGCGCGGCGGCGGGAGTTCAGTCGGAATGTCCTCGGACATCAATTCCTTCGTCTTCTCGAACGTGAACTCGGTCGCACCGCCGCGCACCGCGAGCGCGTGCAGCTCCGCATCGCTGATGGGGAAGCCCGCGTTCTGCGCCTGCGCCCACTCGAACGCTTCCTGCCCGGTCATCGTCGGGGTCGCGAAGTCCAGATCCGGACGGAACACGACCAGCTCCGGGTTCTCGCCGAGGGTGACCGCGATCTTGCGTAGAGCCATCTGCAGGGCGTCGCCAGCGTTGATCACCACGTTCTTCAGGGTGACCTGCTTCGCGTGCTCCCGCTTCGCCAGCGCGCGCCCGGATTCGGGGGCCGCGTCGCCCGGCGACAAGAGTCTCGCGCCCTCCTCCCAGAAGCGAACGTATTGGTCGTTGATTGCATCCCGCTGCAGGGGGATCCCCTTGCCGTCGATGTCCAGGTACGCGGCCTTGGCGTCGGTGTTGGGGAAGTTCCAGATGCTCTGGCCCCCGATCGCCGTGGGGACATCCTCGTCCATCACCCCAGACAGCACGACCTGGGGGTCACTCTTGTTGTACAGCGACCGGTAGTAGTCCGCGGTGAGCCGGTAGATGCGCAGGGCCCGCTTGGTGAGCGGGGACAGGGGCACCGCCCCGTACTGGAACCCGATGTCCAGCGTGTTCACCGACAGGAAGGGAATCTCGTCGAAGGTCTTCCCGAAGTAGGTCACCGGCTCCCAGGGCTCCACCTCGACGTATCGCCCATCCCGGTTCTCGACGACACGCGACTGGTACACGCCCTCGCGCATGCGCAGCTCGCGCCAGAACGTCACTTCCTTCGCCCGGAAGGAATCGTCCTGGGCATCGATCTCGCGGATCTCGCGTAGCACCACGAACTGGATCTTCTCACCGGTACGCTTCGAGCCCAGGCGCCAGTTCGTGATGTTCTCGACGCTGTACGTGGCGAACCGCAGCAGGTCGTCCTCGCTTCCTACGTCGCACAGCAACCCGATGCGTCCCCCGCTGAGGATCTCGCGCGTCATCGTGCGCCACAGCACCTGCAGCGACTCGCCATCCACGGTCGAGTCGTCCATCAGGTACTTCATCTTCGGCGGCAGCTCCACGCGCGCAGGCTTCGAGTGGATGATACCCTGGAATCCATTGAGCGCCGGCTCCACGATCTCCGGGAACTCGGCGAAGGTCTGATAGTGCGCGTAGCGCGACGTCCCGACGCGCTTTCCACCCTCCAGGAACTCGCTAACGGAGCCCGCCGGCATCCCGGGGGGTGCCGGGAGGTAGTCGATTCCGCGGGACTTCACCGCGCGCTCGCCCGCCAGGGCGTCGCGGTTCATCCGCCAGTCGTCTTCGCGGGCCTTGTATTCGGGGTGCGTGGTGTCGATCGGCATGGCCTATCTTCCTTGGAAGGGCTTCACGCCCATGCGTGACGGGCGCGTGAAAAGCCGGTAACGGACCTCGTCCCCGACGTGGTCCTCGCTCTCTGTGTCAACGTCGTCGATCTTGCGACTGTCCCGAGACAGGCTGGGCACCGTCCGGAAGAACTGCTCGCAACAGTCGAACACGAAGAAGCCCGGCTCCTCGCGTGAGCCCTGCTTGGCCACCCGTAGCATATCACGGATCCGCTGCCAACCCAACTCCCGGGTGCCGGGGCCCTTGCTGGCCCTGACCCAGTAGACCCCGAACTTCGCCATGATCTGCGCCACGGACTCGTCCTGGTCCGTCGCCCAAATCTGGGAATCAGCGGGTCCCGGGCGGATCTTGCGCTCCCCGAAGATGCGCTTCTCACGCTCCCGGATCCCCTCGGCCACCTGGGACGCCGTCATGCGGCAGCCCTCGTCCACGTTCCCGGTCCACCCGTACCACTCCGCGATGCGGAAGACGTCCCCCCGCCGCGTCGGCCCGAAGCCCGGAACGTCGCACCCATCGGACTGCGCGTACCAGCCGACGGAGAAGGGCCGCGACGACCCCCAGTCGAACGCGCGGTCGATGATCCACGTGTCCGGGATCGGGAAGGGCGTGATGAAGTGCACGCCCTTGTCCCAGATGTCGTCGAACATCCCGCCGGCGATGATGTCCCAGTCGCCGTGCAGCCACGCGCGCTCCATGCTCTCGCTGGTCGCGGACTGCCGCAGGCGGGACTTGTACCCGGGGTCAGCGTGCAGGAGGACCCTGTTCTCCTCCAGGTAGCCGTGGATGGCGACCCGCTCGTTGGTGCCCCCATCTTCGTCCGTCTCGCGGATGACGCGCCCGACGACCTTGCCCCGTTCGATCGGGAGGTGGAACCGCGAGCGCACCCAGTTGTGTCCGCGGCCGAACGGGTTCGTCGTCGATCGATACTTGCGTGGCATGCCGGGCGTGGTAGACCGGCACACGGACATCATCATCAGGTAGCACTTGTCGTCGGGCCACGTCGTCAGCTCTTCCCACGCGATCCACGGATAGGCATGGCCGTGGTAGTCCCAGTAGCCGTCGACGTTCTTGATGTTCCGGAAGTAGAGCTTCTCGCCGTCCGGGAACGTCCACTCGGGGTTCGGGGAGCTGGTGAAGCGCGCCTTCGGGAAGAGGAGCGGGAACCACT